GGCCCGCGGCGCAGACGCGCCGCGGGCCGTGGTCATCGCACCGCTCGGATCACGACACCGCGAACTTCAGCAGCTTGATCGCCGAGAAATCAGTGACATCGCCGCCAACCCGCTTGGTCGCATAAAACAGAACATGGGGCTTGGCGGAGAACGGATCGCGCAGCACCCGCAGGTCCGGCCGCTCGGCGATCGTGTACCCGGCGGAGAAATCGCCGAACGCAATGCCCAGCGCATCGTCGTCGATGTCAGGCATCTTCTCCGCGATCAGCACCGGATAGCCCATCAGGTGGGGCGGCTCGCCCTGCGCGATGTTGTCGGTCCAAAGAAAGCGCCCGTCCGCGTCCTTCATCTTGCGCACCGCGCCCGCGGTCTTGGAATTCATCACGAACGTCGCCTTGGAGCGATGCTGCGCCCCGAGGCTGTAGACCAGATCGACGATGGCATCGGCCGGATCGCTCGCGCTGAAATCGCCCGCCGAGCCGGTGGCGACATAGCCGAGCTGCCCCCAGACCTCCGATCCGGCCGAAACCGTCGGATAGGTCAAAAAGCCCTTGGGCTTGTTGATGCCGTCGCCGTTGACGAATGCATCCGCCTCAGCGGCCGCGAACCGATCGGCGATGCGCTGGGCCAGCCAGCCCTCGACGTCGAAGGCGCTGTCATCGAGCAGCCGCTGCGACGCCTTGGGCATCGCCGACAGCTCATGCAGCGCGATCGAGACCCGCTCGATGGCCGGGGTCGAGGTTTCGGCCTGGCTGCCGGCCTCGGTCGACCAGGCCGAGCCAAGCTCGCCATGGTCCACCAGCACATCGAAGCTGTTGGCCTCGATCTGCACCACCGAGGCGACCGCGCGGATCGAGCCGGCGGCCTCCAGCACCGAATGGATGCGCGCCGAGGTCAGCGGATCGACAAGGAACCCGCCATCCGCGTTCACCGCGGTGCTCATGCCCTTGGCTTCGACTTCGAGGCCGCGCAGCGCGTCATCATCGCCTGAGCGAAGATACGCCGAGATCGCCTTTCGATGGGGCGGCTCGATGTCCGCCGCGCGGCTCAGCGCGGGGCGGGTCAGGCGGGCGCTCTTGCGGTCGATCGCTTCCACGCGATCCTCCTGCGCTTTCATACGGGACAGAACTTCGTCCTGAAACGACTTGAACTCATTGAGAAATCCGTTCACGGCCGATTTGGCCTCAAGCCCATTGCTCATGCTCGTCTTTCCTTCGTCAGGATGTGGAGAACGTAGGGAGGGTGGCAATCAACGCGGCCTCAGCCACGCAGTCGTCCGCGCGCCGCTTGCAGCGCCTCGGCCAGAACGCGGCCCAGATCGTCCTGGTCCTGCGCCTCGGGAACGGGGGCGCAGGCCGCGGCACGCGCATCGGGAAGCATCGGAAACGTGACCAATGACACTTCCCAAAGATCAATTTCGGTCAGAACGCGGCCGCCGCCTTCGCCGCGCACGGTCCGCACCGCGCGATAGCCGATCGACAGCCCGTCCATCGCGCCTGCGCGCAGCAGCGCCAGCGCCTCGCGCCCGCGGCGCGTTTCGATCAGCAAACGGCCCCGGACCTTCAGCCCGACATCGTCCTCGCGCACCATGTCCCACACGCCCATGGGCTCGGTGGGATCATGCTGCCACAGCAGCTTGACAGACCGTCCCGCCGCCTTCAGCGCGGCGAGACTGCGCGCGAAGGCGCCGCGCTCGACCAGATCGCCCAATTGATCGGCAACGCCGAACAATGACGCATAACCCTCGATCCGGCCGTCATCGGCCACGGTGGCGACCTTGTCGAACGCCAGATCCTTCGTCTCCAACCCAAAGGCGGAGCGTCCGGCGCCGCTCTCGCGGCCCGGTTCCATCACGATGCTCATCAATGTCTCCCTAGTGCGCCAGAGGCGCGCCGCCCCCGAACAGCTTGGTCGCGAATTCCGCCGTCAGCGCGCCCGCGACCCCGAAGACGACGAGCCACAATCGTCGCTCCATCCGCTCGACCCCGATCTCGACGACCGAGAACGCCTTCTCCAGCGCGGCCCACCGCTCATCGAGGACCCGCTCCAACGTCTCGACCCGCGCCTGCGCCGGATCGAACGGGTCATATAAAAAGCGTGAGCCGGTGGTGCGCCCCCGCAAGCTCGAGCGCATCACGCAGGCCCCGCGGACAGACCGAGCATCCGGCGCTTTTCCTCATCCGTCAGGAAGTCGGCCGTCGACACCCGGCGCCACTGCGCCTCGCGCTCCTCGGCAAGCGCCGGAATTGCATCGAGATCGGGGGCCAGCTCCACCGCCTCCCCCGCCCATTCCGACAGCCACACCGCCAGCGAGGCCGACACCCGCTTGACCAGCGGCAGCACCGTCTGGCGGTAGAACGCGCGGTTCGCCTCCTGATAATTGGCATAGGTGGCGTCGCCCGGCAGCCCCAGCAGCATGGGCGGGATGCCGAACGCGATGGCGATGTCGCGCGCCGCCGCGGTCTTGGTTTGCAAGAACTCCATGTCCGAGGGGCTGAACCCCATCGGCTTCCAATCCAGCCCGCCCTCCAGCAACATCGGTCGCCCGGCGTTGCGCGCGCCTTGATGGTTGCTCTCGACCTCGTCGATCAAGCGGCGATATTGCTCCTCGCTCAGCGTCGCGCCATCCGGCCCGCGATAGATGATCGCGCCCGAGGGCCGCGCCGCATTGTCCAAAAGCCCCTTGGACCAGCACGATGCGGAATTGTGGATGTCGACCGCGCTCGCCGCCGCGGACAGCGGGCTCATGCCATAATGATCATCGAGCGGATGGAATGACTTGAAGTGCAAGAGCGGCCGCAGCTCCTGCGTCATGTCGAACCGCACCTGGCGGCCGCCGACCTTGTATTCATAGGCCGCCGGCCAGCCGTCCGCCCCCGGCACCACCCGCATCCGGTCGGGGCGCAGCGCATGCAGCTCCAGCGGCACGCCATCCGATCGCCGCCCCGACGCCTCGACATACGCATCCCCCGCCAACAGCAAATGGCCGTACACGCTCTCGAGAAACGCCGCCCCCTGCTGGCCCTGATTGGGCGCGCGCAACAGACGCCGGATCGGGTGGCGCAGCAGCTCGCGCTCCCCATCGCTCAGCACCAGGGGCGTCGCCGCCGCGGCCTCGGCCAGCATCCGCACGCAGCGAAAGCCGATCACATTGCCCGCAAACCCGCTGCGCGTCAGCGACACGCCGTCTCGCGGGGTCCAGGCCGTGCGCCCGACCCCCGCGCTCATCGCCACGATTGGCCCCGTCGCCGAGGCTTTTCGCTCCGTCACAGAAGGCTTCGCCTTCAAAAGCCAGTCGAACACCGCCGTGCCTCCCGCCATTGTTTCACCAGCACGAAGCCCCACGCGAAAGGGCGGCTAAAGGCCCCGCACCCGCGGGGCCCCGCCGCCCTTCAGCACCAGCTCCCAGATCGCCCAGACCAGCGCGTCAACCCGGTCAGGGCTCGGCCCCGACCGATCGCCGGTAAAGGCGCACATCTGATCTTCGAGCGCATCCAGCCCGCCGACATGGCGAACCAGACCCCGCTCATAAAGCGCCGAGACCGGCTCGGCCCGCACGGCCTTGCCCCTGCTCGCGCGCAGCGCGCCGTAACTCACGCCGGCATCGATCTGACGCAAAACGCTTTCAACCATGTCACCGCCTTGGTTGACCTCGGCGACCAATCGGTCGGCATCGAAATCGCGATACGCCGCGATCGCCGCCGCCGCCCAGGCCTCGGGCCGCACGCCTTGCACGCTGCGGTCGGCCAGCACATACGCAACGCGCACCCCGGCTTCGCGGCCCACGCCCGCCACGATGATCCCGCATTCATCCGAGCCTTCGTGCCCGCTCACAGGCGGGTCCACCGCCACCACGACGCGCTCCAACGCCGGCGCCTCGCGCACACGCAATTGATCGATGTTGGCTCGGGTCCAAAGCGCACCGGGCTCCTCGCTCAGGAACTCGCCCATCAGCTCTTGACGGGCGAGCGCCGTGCCACCGAATTCCCGCTCCATCTCAGCGATGAAATCCGGCGCGAGGTTGGCGCGGTTCGCGTGCGTCGCCGCCCGGCCGATGACCGTGCCGGGCGCCTTCATCAACTCCGCCAGCAGCGGCACGCGCCGCGGCGTCGTCGTGACCATCTGCCGGGGGCGCGCCCCCAGCCGCAGGCCGAACTGCAACATCTGCCACACGGCCCGCGCCTTGCGCCACTTGGCCAGCTCGTCGGACCAGGCGGCGTCGAATTGCGGGCCGCGCAGCCCCTCGGGGTCATGGGCCGAGAACAGCCGCGCCTCGGCCCCGTTCGGCCAGACCAGCCGTTTGCGCGTCGCCTCCCAGACCGGGCGGCGATCGGGCGGCGAGACGGCGCGAATGCCGCTCGGCCCTTCGATCATCACCTCGCGGCCCTGATCGATGGTCTCGGCCACCAGCGCGATGCGCCCGTAGGCGCCCCCGCCCAGCGGCGTCGCCCCCTCGACGATGGCGCGGATCCACTCGGACCCGGCCCGCGTCTTGCCCGCCCCGCGCCCGCCCAGCAGCAGCCAGGTCCGCCAGTCTCCGGGCGGGGGCAGCTGATGGCCCCGGATCGCCCAGAAATCGAACAGGAACGGCAGGCTCGCCAGCGCGTTCGCGCTCAGCCCGTCAAGCAGTCTTGCCTGCTCCGAGCGCGGCCTTGAGGCCA